GGTTTTCCACCACCAGTGCGGTATAGAAACTTTTTATTTGCTTCTGAACCTGGTGTCATATTCATTACATACTTTAAAAATCCATTTGTTCCTACCAAAGTATTAGGATGAGTTGCATCTCTCATCGTACCATCCATACTAACTTCAGTATACTCAGTCAAATCTTTTAACCATGCCTTGAACATAATACCATTCTCAGTTACACATATAAGATGATTAGTTCCTCTACGTGTAATCTTACCAATCAATCCAGTATTTAAGTTCTCAACGATATCACCTATATTGAAAATTTTATACTCAACATAATACTCTCTAAGTTTTTCTGGATCTAATTTGGGTGCAATCTCCCATAGTTCAACTTCTTCCTTTTGAGTATCCTTTGCTGTAGTACCCATCGCCTTACCAACCATATTAAACAACTCACGCTTCTGCATTGGTTTCAAAGTATCAGGAATACCTTGAGCAAATGATTGGAAGTTTCCTTGTGTAACATAGTTTCTCATCTTAGATGCAGACATTCCTTCTACATTATCAGAATCTGGATCTCTCGAACCACCTGACATCACCATGATGTCTTCAAAATTATAAAGATCAGATCCATTGTACTTCTGTGCAAGTCCTTGAAACTCAGATAGTCTATCCTGACCCACCATTAAAGTGGCATTTGTATATCCTTCATTATATGCATTGGTTAAAACATCAAATATTGTATTTGCATCAGCATCATTTTGAATGTTCTCCTCATAGTCAGGGAACATTTGCTTCATATAATTGATCTTCATTCCTGGATCAAGAGGATTTTTTTTCTTATCTTGTGTTCGACTTGGATATATTTTTAAATCTGACTCAGTTCTTTTTGCTTCTCTTGCTGCAGCATCTATCAATCTCTTGTGTCCAATCGTAGGTGGATTGAATCTACCGAATACAACTACGATTCCAGGTGCTCTCTTTGGTTCTTCTCTATCTAATTTCGGTCTTTTAAAAACTTTTGCAGGTTCTGGTGCAGCAGGTTTCTCAGGTTTTTCTTCCTCTGGAGATTTTTGATTACCACCAAAGAAGTGCAACTTACCTTGCATAGTTTTTGCGACAAGATTTCCCTGCTTATCGTACCAGTCACCATGACCGTTTCCGACTAGACCCAGTAGTTTTGCTTGTCTTGAGGCAGATGTCTCTACCGCTTCTTGGAAAAATGAACCAAAATTCTTCATAATTTGTGTCTATTAGACTACCAATATATTTTATTTATCCTCGTTATCAATTACTTGCTCAGACGCTCCTATCAATAATCCTGTGAGTGTTGCCAATTCATACATCTTAGAATGTAGTGTGATATCAACTTCAGTTGACCATTTTGCAGTACTCTCATTTGCTATCCAACACTGCAGACTTCCATACTGTGCTTGTGGAATATCGTAATCAAACCACGGATCATAAGGTATCTTGTCTTTGGTCATGTTCCTTTAGTATCCATCATAGCATCATCTTTAGTCCTTTCACTTTCTCTTCTATTTGCTACTCTTGTTTTATAATCTAATCCTTTTCTATCACCAGGTTGAACTCTTCCTTTCTCACCTTTAATTTTTTTAAGTTGACCCTCTGGTCTACCAGTATCCTTACGTATCATTCCCCTAACTGCTAGGAGTGCTTTATCATCACGGTTACCACCAGTTTTTACAGGACTACCTTCTGATTTATTCATTGAACCAGTTGCTTTACCAGTCTCTTTACCATATCGATTAAGTTCACTTATAGTAAATTCAGTTACTTCTGATAGTTCATTACCTTTTAATACATGGGACATATTCAATCCCATTGCACGTAACTTAGTCTTAATAAGATTCATACGAGTTGGTAGTGATCTCATATCCTCTACTTCCTTCATCTTATCGTCCATCTCTTTCTTCTTATCAACTTCATCAGTTAATTTTACTGGTGTTGATACTGTGCCCTTACCTGGTTCATATCTAGTGACTCTAGGATTTTTAGGATCATCACTCTTAAAGTCTTTATGAGTTTTATTATATTCCTTTCGAGACATCTTGATTGCTTCCTCTGTCCTTGTTTTCATCGGAACAATCTTACTTTTTGCAACTGGTGCTTCTTGCTGTTTCTTTGCAAGTTGTTTTTGTCTTTCAAGTTTTTTCTTATCAGAAAGTTTCATTCCGTCTGGTTCTTGCTCTTCACTTACAGACTTATATGCCTCCTGTAAAGAATTCATTATGTTTTTATCATACTTCATAATGATCTCCTACTTGTTCTTAGCATTGGAGTGATGACTCTCATCACCAAAAGCAGGATTATTTTTATATGCCTGTGGTTGTGCATCATACTTTGCTTGCTTTTTCTTTGCAATATCTTTCAATTTATCTCCAGTAGATTTTTCCTCATACACTTTTAGGTATACATCTTCTAGAGATTCCATATGATCTGCTTTCTTATACATTGGTTTACCAGTAACCTTACTCTTCATACCTTTCATCATATTCTGATATGCAGGTGTGTTACCTTTCTTATCTGCATTAGTTACTGTATATGGTGCACCATATTCTTTAAGATATTCTAACTGTTGTGCATGAACCTCTTCAATCAAGGTACTATCTAAAGTAGACATGACTCTCTGTGCATGATCAAAGTCTTTTACAAGACCTTCATCAATTAGATATGCAGTCACTGTATCAAACATATCAAGTTCTCCACCCTGTTCTTGCATTTTCTTACCTAACCCTTCTAAGGATCTTCCTATCTTCCTTTTCCCTTTACCAATAAGACCTCTAATACCCTGACCTACCTTTTTAGGAGCATCTATGACTGCCTTTGTTTTCTTTCCTACTCTGTCTTTAACATCTTTGAATACAGCAGAACGAAGTTTGCTTCTTGTATCTTTTGCACCGCCACCCATCATGGAAACTTTTATATTACCAGATGATTGTTTTTTATCTTTTACTTTATTGTATTTTTTAAGATCTCCTGCCTCTTTTGATTTTGCTGCTGCATATTTTGCTTCACCATCTGGTGTTTTATATTTTTTAGACTTATAAACCTTTGTTGGTTTCTTCGCTGCAGCTGCTGCCTTAGTTGGTATCAATCCTCTCTTACCTGCATAGTCTGCCATGCCACCATGCATTTTTGCTTTCATTCCTGTAACTGCCTTACCAACAGACTTCTTAAACTTCTCTGCCTTTTCAACAGATGCCTTTGCTTTCTCTTCCTTTTTCTTCTTGACTGCAGTAACCATTGGGTTTTCAGTATCAGAACCATAAGTAACCTTTGCTTCTTCTAAGTATTCTGTAAATGCACCTTCAATTGCATCAAGTTCAATACCTTCTTCAAGAAGATCATATACAACACCCTCAACAAGTTCATCTAATTCTTCTTCTGTAAGTGTATCCACAAAAGATAAATCGATTCCTTCCTCTATTTCATCTTCATGAGGGATAGTATTACCATCCTCATCTTTTTTATGATGCTCATACATTGAATAGTATGCAGACATCAAATCTTTATTTTCTAAAACTTCTTTGTTCTTATCTGTATTAATTACATGCTCATGCATCTCACTTACAAGTACATTAAGGTCACCAACAAAAACATTCTTCTCCATTCCATGCTCGAACATCACATCATAGTGTGTGACGTTTCCTGCAGAATCAAGAGTATGCATTTCTTTTATACAATCGCCTACACCATACTCCTCGTGCTTAACTTTAGATGCACAGTCATGACCTTTCTTTACATTAGAAGTATCTTTACCATCTGCCTTTCCACCTTTCTTCTTTTGTATAGCGTTATGAACTGCACCACGATACTCTTTAGCACCACTTTCTACCTTACCGTCACCGTCGTAATCTTTATCCGCTTTTTTTTCGTATACTAACTGATAAGCTTTTGCAATTCCGTTGAGATCCATTGGACTTAAAATACACTTTTTTTATATTTATAAGTCTCCGTCCTCTCTGTGTTCCGAATAGTAAACATCGAACTGTCCACCAGGATATCTTTTCTCTAATTTTTCTACATTTCTTGCTACAACATCTTCAAAAGATATGCCAAGTGCCATACATGCATTCGTTGCGTACCATATGATATCACCTAGTTCTATGATGAGATGTTCTCTATTAGCATCATTCCAAGGTTTGCCTTGAAATATCATTTTCTTTACGATTTCTAAGAACTCTCCTGCTTCAGCATTTAGTCCAACACCTGCAGTTAGAAGTCTTTCAATGTTTGCACCTCTCTTATCTAACTCCACGAGACGATCAGATAATGCGAGGAAGTCTTTTGACTCATCAGATGTAACAGCATCCACAAACTTTGAATACTTATCGAAATCAACTTGTTTTTCCATTAGAATTTTAATGCAGCAAATTTACTTAATTTATCTTCTTTATCATTATACTCTTCTTCTTGTCCACTGTCAAGTATGTCATCTTGTGCAGACTGTTCGCAGTCATATAATTTCATCTTACCACGATCAATACCAACAACAAATCTTTTGTTAAGAGTAGGATCATGGTATCTATTCTTCAACTGCTTGACCATAATTTGACTTAGACCCTCTAGTTCTTCAGTAGATATAAGAGCGAACATAAGATCAGCAGTTGCAGGAAGGCCAAATGACTCAGAGGTATCGGTAAGATCAACATCAGAATTACCGTAACCAGAGCGAGTGGTTTGAGTAGCGGATACAATCGGAAGGTTCGCTTCGACTGCGAGACCACGAAGTTCTTCCGCAATCGCTTTGATATAGGAGTAAGAATTGACATTACCATTTGCTTTGTATCTGGATGATGCACATATATTTAAGTAGTCTATGAATATGATATCTGGTTTGAATGATTTTTTCAATGCTAGTTCACTTAACAGGGATTTAAAATGACCTGAGTGTGCAGATGCAGTTGGATACTCTTTGATAATTAAAGTACCTTGTGTTTTCTTTGCAAGATTAGCAACTTTCTTTTCAAAGATTTGTTGTGGCAGATTTATAATATCCTGTATAGGAATATTAAGTAAGTTAGCATCTATCCTCTCTGCAATCTTCTCCTCTGCCATCTCAAGAGTGATGTATAAAACATTTTTCCCTTGTAATAAAACACTAGAGGCAACATGACACATGAATAAAGACTTACCAACACCAGTGCCAGCAAGAGCAATATTGAGAGTCTTATTAGGTAACCCACCTTTTGTAATCTTATTGAAGAAATCAAGGTCAAAGGAAATTTTATCTTCTTTTCTATGGTATGATTCATAACGTTCCTCATAATCTTCAAGGTAATCATGTCCTACTTGGTTATCAAAACTAACTGCAAGAGCATCAGATAATATACTAGGTATAGCATCTTGATTTTTATTTTCATTGTTGCCATCAGCGATTGCAATAGACTCGACTAGTGCAAGATAGATAGCACGATCCTTACACCACTTCTCAGTGGTATCAAGTAACCATTGCAAATCATTTGGACTGTCTTCCAATAATCCAATACAGTCACGTATTTTAGAAAATACATCTTCTGTAATATCTGTTCTTTTTTCAGACTCAATAGTTAAAGTTTCTTTAGTGGGTAGTGTATTGTACTTTACTATAAAAGTACATATCTCCTCAAAGATAATCTTCTCATGAAACTCTTCAAAATATTCTTTATTAATAAAAGGTAATACCTTTCTAGAGTATTCATCATTGTGTATTAAGTTTTTGAGGATTGTTATTTCAATACTGTCCATCAATTTCCATAACTAAAACGTTTTATGGCAATCTCATCCAATGCTTGCATCACTTCTGGAGTGAAGTATTCATCTGGATTAGCAAGAATCTGTTTGGCAAAGACTTTCTTCCCATTCATCTCATATCTTCCTGCTTTATTTTGCCACAGTCCTCCAATCTCTCCTAGTTCAAGAAGACCATAGTAACGATCAAGTCCTCTCTCATCATAGAAAAGACGGATTTCTACTTCTTTATTTTCTTTGCTGAGTCTTGACTTAACTGTCTTAGCCTTAATAATGTTTCCAACAACCTCTTTCTCACTCTTTTCCTTTTTTTTGCTGAGATAAATGATTGTAGACGAGGCATATTTGAGACCAGACCCGCCTCCCATTTCTTTAGTAGGGACGTAACTGCCGATAACATCGTATGTGTGATTTGTAACTATAAGGGGAATGTTTGCTTGACCAAGTTTTAATGTAAGCATACGGAATGCACCCTTCACAAGTTGAGATTTGGTCATGTCTCTGACTTGTTTATCATCTAAAGCATCTCGTATTTCTTTCTCTGTAGAAAGCATACCTAAAGAGTCTAACACAAACATACAAGGTTTGCGATCATCTTCTTCTGTCTTAAGGTATATATCTACTGCTCTTAGTGCTTTGCTTCGGAACTCCTCAATTGTTACGACATTGACAACAACAAGTCTCTTTTGATCAATTGCACGAGATGCAAGTAATCCCTTGGTGATTGCTGCTTCAGTATCAAAATAGAGGCAATACCCATCAGGGTTAGTGTCCAGAAAGTTCTTGACGATAGCAAGGGAAAAATAAGTTTTACCAGTACTAGTTTCACCAGCAATGGCAGTGATCTTATTACTAGATACCCCACCATAAATGGAACCGCTAACCACTGCATTAAAGATGTGTGATCCTGTGTCGATGAATCTTTCTGTTTCATCTATGTCCGCTGCAATTTGGGTGTATTCATCACCAATCTCTTTTACTATTTCTTTTAGAAAATCCATTATAAAGTTAAATTTTTAGATTGTACACATTCGACCCAATCATAGCACAGTTTCATCTTTTTTGCAAACCATTGTGCATTCTCTATATCATCAAACTCTTTGCGTTTAGCAATTGGACTACACAAAAGAGTAGAGGAGTAATTTGAATATAGGACTGTGTATTTCATGTGAAGAAACTTTCCAAACTAATTCTTCTTTCAACTTCCCAACCAATTGCATTCAAGACTGCTTTAACTGGTTCTACAAATGCCTTATTGAATTGTGTTTCATAATCAATATACTTTGTCAAATTCAATTCCTTTGGGAAATCCTGGATGAAAGATATCACATTTTCTCTAATTGGATTAGGGTCTTTAAGATAACAGAATTTTATCTTCTCTCCATTTTGTATGTATGCATATTTTCTATCTAACTTTTTCTCTTTTACATAATGATTATAAAGTAATGCTCCTCTAACATGCATTGGTGTACCCTTTGCATATATTGTATTATCACCCTTATACTTGGTTACATTTGAAACTGATCTTGGAAAAGATATTTCTTCTGGTGGTAGAGATTTAAATTTAGTTCTACAAGACTCAATGTATTCTATCATCTCCTCCTCAGTACCACTCATAATAACCTTCAGACCGTCTTTAATCATTTGCCTACAAGGTGCAGGAGTTGATGACTTGACTGCTTCTAGACCCATGATCTTGAGTTTAGGATCAGCATAACGAACACCTTCACTATCCCATACATTTAGAATGTATCTTTTCTTGGCAGTCCAGATACCACGATCAGCAATGTTCTCTCTTGCCATAAACATCTTCTGATCATAAGCATTTACGTATTTGGCCAACGCTTC